GTAAAAGAGGAGCTTTTGTTGAAACTGGAGAGTTTGATTTTCGAGTGAAAGTTGGAGTATAATAACTGTGAGTATGTGGAAATCTTGATCCAGATGTATTTTCACCTGATGCGATTAAATCTGGAACCATATTAATCGTTGTATTTGACATATCAAACTTGACGTATAAATCACGAAGTCCGACAATATCATTTGAATGTGGAATTGCTTGAATTTCAATTACATCATTTGAAATCGTTGTAGAAAGTATATTTACAGTATCTATAAGAACTTCACCAGTCATATAATCAACAGTTCCAGCGTTTTTCTTAACAATATTTGGAGTTCCACCCTCTGTGTATGTAAAGAAGAATATTCGACCTTTTTCACGATTAATTACTTCATCAGCAAGGTAAACAGTTCCTGTCACACCTTCAATTGTAAATCCTGTTGATACTACGTTATACGCACTCTCTTGAGTATGGAACATATTACCATAACAAACTTCATACTGTGCGAATTGTCCTAAAACTGCTTTTAAATTACGTCGAATCGTAACAAGAGTGATATTTGATGTAATTGAAGAATCAACACTATCAATTAATGAAACTGCTTTACTATATTTAAATCTACCACCAAATTTATTGACATCAGTTGATTTGGAGTATGTTGTAAGACCTTCTATAATTCTTGTTTTGAGTGCATTTACGTTACTGACCTTTGATGCATCAAAATAGACAAAAGAATCAAGTTCAACATAAAGTAATTTAAGATCAAGTATCTTTTGATTAATTCCTGCAAGTGAGTAGTTCTTTAAATCTGCTAAAATGAGTTGCTTATCAAAATCCGATACATAATCACCATTTTTTGGTTTAATCGTAATTAAGACAGTTCCAAATTCTGGTGGATCTAATTCCTCACCACCAACTACAGAAACACTTTCAGTATTTGGGTAAATATTTTGAATTATTGCTTCATAGTCTCTTCCTGTAACTGCTCTATACTGTGCGGAGTATAATCTAGGTGCAAAATACTTAACAGAGTCAATTGATTCGATTTCACCACCATTTGCTGCCTTTGAGACAGTTGTTATACTTGGTAATGCAGTTGGAGGAATAATATTTTTTAAAGTATCTAATACAGTTCCAGAATATGTAAAGTTTGAAGGTCCGTTACCTTCTCTTCCATCAGTTATAATATATCCTACAGTTATTTCTGTTCCATTTTCTAATTTTTTACCAAAAACACCATCTCCGAATAATAATTCATATTTTTGGTCTTGAACTTCTTGAATTAAGTATGTTAATGAAGTTCCTGTAACTCCTACAATATTATCTACCTTTGAATACTGAATACCAGGTGCATCATCAGAAGGACCTTTGACATAAGCAACAATTGTTGAACTATCTACGAAAGAATTATCAATTATAAACCTCTGATCAAGAGATCCATCAACTACAAACAATTGTTGTACATAAGTTCCTTGATAAACAGTGATAGGATCTTCTAAACTACCAAAAGTTGCAACTCCATTATTTACGGTAGTTGTAATATCTTCAGAAATTGAAAAAGTGAAGGAATCTTCGGCAGAACTTGCCAAACACACTAGACCTGCCTTTAAGGTCAGTGAAGAGGTGTCATATGTAGTGGTATTGATTGATACAGGAAATGATATTTGTGCCCTTGCAGCGGTTCTGGAGCGTGGTACGTAACCAATGTTTCTTGCAAGTGAAACTACGTTTTCTCTTAATACAGCAGAGTCTAAAAATGACTCATTTACGACCATATTTGAGTTTACAGCAGTTATATACGTATTATATGCTAATGTATCGATTAAAACGGAAAAATTCGACCCTTCAAAGTCAAAATCAGTAAAATCTGAATTTGAACGGATATAATCTTTGATCGAAGTCTTAATTTGATCAAAATCTAGGTTTGTAAATTTTGTAAAAGGCATTTACCTTGTTGCTTCCAGCATAAATGTGAATTCTTGTGTTACTAACTCGGTTCCAACAATGTCAAAAAACACTTTTACCTCGAATTCGTTGTCATCTGGACGTGCAATTGCCTCAACATTGACATTATCGACTCTTGGTTCAAAGTTTTCGATCACAGTTTCGATTTCTTTCTGAATTACCGATGCAGTACCGAAATCTACGAAGTCAAAAAGACTCTCTCGGACTCCAGAACCGATAATTGGTTGAAAAAACCTCTCTGTAGGAATAGTTTGCACTAAATTCCGTATCGAACGCTTGATTGCGTTCTCATTTTTGATTACAGTAAGGTCTTTTGTCACTGGATGAGGGTCAAAAGACAGACTAATATCTTTAAATGCTTGAGATATTCGTGTAACTGCCATTAGAACATGAGTTTTCTTGTTTTATTTATGACAGTTTTTACTAAAAATTATTTTTACCCTAAATTTATGTCAAAAGCGGTGTTTCCAGCACCTACATTCATGTCAATGTTGCCTGTTTTGCGTTCTTTTGCTGTTTTCCAGAAATAATTCTCCTCTGAACCCAATCCATCACGATCATGACCGTTCTCAACTTGATAATACACTGTTGAAACCTTAAAATCGGGTGTTTTTGGCACTTCTGGAGTGATGCTATTGTCATAAATTCTCATTCTGTTGTTCGGATAGAGGCAAAACTGCCCATTATCGAGTTCAAGTAGGTTATGAGACTTATGTTCAGCAGGTTGTTCGCTAGTTGAGTAGTCAACAGCATCTACATCAGAGTGATAATTGTCTAAAGTGCAAATATAAGTGCCTGTTTGGTTGCCAAAGTCTCTTGTATACACTTCATAGTGCATTGATCCGATAAATTGCTTCTGAACAGCGACAACTCCATAGTCCATACAGTTCCAAAACTGCAAATTATGGAGAGTCATATCAGGATCTGGTATCTCAGGGGAGGAGAGGAAAGCGGATATTGGCAACTTATCAAACATTGCAGCATAATCTGGCAGATAAGTTTCAAAATAAAACGCACGGCCAGGAATACTTTTTGCAGAAACCCAGACTCCTTTCACAAATTCACCATGACCAGACTTATGATCGGTCAAATATTCCTTTCTTACCCATACTTCATAAGAAGGAAGATTAGTAATTAATGTACTCATCGACCCTGACCTCGATATTTTTTCTTTGCCTGATTTCGACTGGTTGCAGACAACTTAGTTCTTGCTGACTTACCTTGACGAGTCTTCTTTGGTCTTGACTCAATGGTAGGTATGCCTGGATTAAAACGAACTGCCATTACTTTCTACGATCCTCATTTAATGGTGAACCGAAATAATCACGATTCACAAAGTATAATAATACAAGTGTGAACATAATACCAAGAAAACCAACAATCAGTATTGGTGACTGAGGTATATCATAAACTGGAACTGTCATCGAGCTTTAAAATAATTGTACATAAGATAGGAATAATATCCGAGGGCAGAGAAACACGCTGCTCCAATCAAAACTTCAATCACTCTTCTCCTCCTCTGTGACATCGATCACTTCAACTTCATCAGGATCGATTGCACCCTCAACGCCTTCATCAAATCTCTGAACCAGTATCTGCATTGCATCATACTTGCCTGCTTCACTCAACAAACCTTTGGAGAGTTCGCGCCCATTATGTATCAGACGATACTTCTTTTCTAATTTACCTTTTACCATAATAACTCCTAGTGATGTGGATTGTAAAAATATAACATGTAGATAATCACAAAGATTATCAATATAAAGATGAGACCAGCCATTAGATTACTCTCGTCTTCTCATGACCCACTCGTATTCGTGGATCGCACCATGTCACGATGCCTTTGTCCTTTGCATCTAAACAGAACGAGACATCTTCTCCGCACATATCCTTGACCTTTCCACTATCAAACACTTGCATCTTGGGAGCAAACCAAGGATATTCAAGATTCTCAAAGACACCCTTCTTTATTAATACCCAACCAAAACCAGTATAGTCAACTGTGAAAGGTTTTTTCTTACGAGAGATCGACTCGACAGTTTCATGATTCATGACACCGCCATTCTTTGCAAAGTCTTCTTCGCTTAACCAGTGTGCAACCGATGTCGTATGTCCATCCTCTGTTGCATACCAACCCGCTACGATCTCTTTCTCTTCACCTTCTTCTGGTATTGCGAGGTCAATTAACTGCCA